AGCCTGTGCATCACTCATATAGGGATTATATCCGGCTTCTTCCAACCTCTTACGCTGAGAAGAAGCCTTGTTATATTCATTTTCCCTATTCCACATAGCCAACTGAAAATCACGGGCCTTCTGAGCTTCACGAGCGTTAAAATCATTATTCATTTGGTTTATCTTAAGATTAGTTTTATTAGTATCCGCTGTAGACTTAGCACCAATAGCACCGGAAATAACAGAACCAACACCACCAAATAATCCACTCGCAAAATCCTTAAACGCCATAACTATTCAGAGGTTGCGGAAGCAGTAGCCTCGGCAGCAACAGAATCAGCAGAAGCAGACTCAGCAGCAAGACGAGCTTTTTCTTCAGCTTCCTTAATTAACGAATCACAATTTTCCATACAATATTCAGCCCAAGCACGCATTTCAGACAACGATTGAATATGTCTCGACTTAAGAGTAGACAACAGGGTATCATCATCCAATTGGGCAGTATATACCGACTTATTAGGAGTATAACGTTGAATATACTCACGCAACTCACTAGCAGTCAACTTATTCTCTAATCGCTGTTGATTAAAAATCAACGTAATATCATTAGAAACGATAATAGAACCGTCCTTACATTTAACAGTAGACAACTGCATTAACTTATCCTGTACGGGAACTCTTGTATGTGCAGCATCATAAGAACCGTTAAATTCATGTTTTAAATATTCTTTCTTCTTCATATCAATACGGCATTCCAGAATAATCCAAATTACGAACTACTTTAACGTCAAACGCGCAGTTAATCAAAAACTGGTCTGTATCCCAATAATCATCAGCATTCACCTGAAAAATGCTATCAAGAACAGAAGGATTCACCTTAAAAATATTATAAGAGATAGAAGACGAACCATTAGCCACGGTAGACAACATATTTTTCCAAATAGAGGAAGTAATAGGAGCGACCCATTCCTTCTCAGTAGTAGTAAATGAGCCTAGTACATAATCATATGAAGTCTTCCAATTATAATACCGAGGAAGATAACCCATAGTAAAATCAGCGGAATTAAATCCCGTAACAAACTCATTATCACCATTAGAGTACATAGAGATAGGAACAGACTGCATACCAATAGAATCCAATTCAGGTATAGGAAGATCAGTATTCTGAGAAACAAATAACTGGGGGTCAGGAGCGGAAATTACATAATCCAGAAGAGGGACATTGTGATAAATACACATCAATACACCCCAGTCGCGGGCCTCAAATTTTTCAGAACCTTGCGAAGAACCAACACCTTTACCAGCAATAACAGCCTCAGAAGGAACATCACCAGATTGAAGGTTAGTATTAACTACCTCAGAAATATCAAGAGACGACGAGTCGCCACCAATATAAGTAGACATACCTGACATATTCTCACCAACATCAACACCAAAATGAGCCTTAATCTGAGCACGGTAATTTTGAGGAACATTCAGAGAAATTTCTTTCCAACGTTGAAGAGCCTCACCACGACGAAGAGCAAGAACATCAAATGACGCAGCAACAGAAGGCATTGTAACTATAAGAGGATTTGATTGAACAGCATCAGGACCCGCATTAACAGAAAAATCAGTACCGGTAGACGCTATTTTAGCACCAAGATGTGCACGTGAAGATTTAGAAGAAGAAACCTGTGCCTCAACATACAAATCTTGAGATTTTATACCACCAGTATCAATAGATGCCACATCACCGAATTGGGAATCAGGAAGAATACCCATGAACATATCCTTATTCCAATTACAATACTCAAGGTCAAACATAGTATTGCCATTCCAATAAGAATCGCCAGAGGAAGGGAGAGAAGAAAATAGCTGCTGAGAAGCTCCAGTATAATAATCTATATTCCACAAATACGGACTTGAATCCTGCCACTGTGAATAACGAAAATAGTCTTGACAAAATTTCTTATAAGCCAACAAAGGGAATATAGACATATTCAAGTTAAATCTATACTTCTGAGAATAACCTCCTTGACCAAACGGAACAGAAGTAGAGAAATTTGAATCAGCAGAAGCGTTAACATTACCATAACGAAGATATTGAATCAACTTATGAGACAAATGAGAACGTTTAAAACCAAAATAATTAGTCTTAGTGCCCAGATTCGCAAAAACAGAACTTAATTGAGCAGAGGTAATAGTCGGGAGATAATTTCCAAGAACTAATGCAGAAGTTTGCGAACCTGAATGCTGAACATTAGATTGCATTTGGGAAATAACCTCGGGAGCATTACGCCATAAGAGATGTAAGGGAACCCAAAACCAATCATAGTACTCACGAATACGAGTGTACGCAGAGGTGTTAACAGGTTGTGTACGAGTAAAATGCTGACGCTTCAATGTAAACTTATCGCCAGGCATAGTAAAATACCACTTAATCGGAAGAAGTTCACCCGACTTAGCAGAGAAGGCAACCTTAGAAGACAAGTCAAATGCCGACCGTCTAGGATGATTGCGAACGTCCTTCAAATTGAACAAACTCATAATTTAAAAATTTGGTTGAATATTAATACGAGTAGAATCAACAGACTGTTTCGTAGTTTGCTGAGACTCTTGTTTAGAATTACTGTTTTTCCAAAAAACAGACATAGACGCAGTACAAGACTGAACACACAAGGCTGTAATAAGCCCAATAATGAAAGTAGAAATCAACTTGACTACTTCAATCCATTGCTGAGGTGTAATTTTCATAAATATAAAAACAATTATTCTAGAAATACATTATTTTCATCATTAAGATTCTTATGCTTGACGCGAATATAATGTACTTCATAGTAATTCTTGTCTTTCCATTCCTGAAAATAACGATTATTAACTTTTATTTGAGGTTTATTAATATAAAACAGAGATAGAAGTTCATCCGAATAACCTTCACGCTCGAACATCTCTTGCTGAATACTCAATTGTTTTTCTAGGGACATAGACCGACACCTAGACATATATTCGTCAGACAAAGAGATAATATAATCATCAGAGAGACCAAGAGACTCCCACACACGATATATATATATGGGGCGGCAGAGCTTATTCTTAAGCCTATCAGTAAAATAATGAATTTCTTTAGCAGAGCGCGTATAAGCAAGATAAACACGAAGACACTCAGGAAGAGTATCAAAACAATAACCATACTTTTCATACAAACTTATTGTATAGGTGTGTACAAATTCGGATATGTTTGTAGGAGTTTCTTTTTTAAAGGGTTCGTTTCGTCTAAAGAGTTGTAGAACTCCACGGATTGAGCGCAAAACTGTTCGAGTTTCGACAGCAAAATTACTGCTGTACGGTACGAATCGTGGCAATAATCGAGAGATATACGAAATGGGGGGAGAGAATTCGCAAGATTTGCCGTTACGAACAAAGCGGATTCGCTCAGACAAGCGCTCGATTGCTTGCTCAGGAACTTCAACTGTTTTTCTAAAGCTCTCATATCCAAATAGTTTGCTAAACCGAGATTTATTTTTTGTAAACGAGACGTCTGTAAAAATACTGGGGAGAGACACAGTGCTATTAAGATATCCCGATACGTAAGAACCGGCGGAATCCCTTGCAAGTTGCGTATCGACACGACCGAGGCGCCAACTCTGATATACAGCCTGTCGAATATTTTCGGCGACTTCGTCCGAGTCAAAGAAAAATAAGATATGGAAATGCGGGCGGAATGTTTTAGGAGAGTACTCCGATACAACGTATGAAGATATTTTTTCATATGAACCAATTTTTGTAAATAAATATTTGCGGAAACGTTTCGCGAAAAGTTGATAATCACGATAATTTACATATTTAAGGAGTCCTTTAAACTGAGGAAAGGCATTATTATTACCTTCGCATTTAGATTTTTCCTTAAGTTTCTTAACTATGTCGGGAGAAATCCAAACAAGTTCTTCACGCTGAACATCTTTGAAATTATGCAACTTAGACATGCGCGGAATAGTACGAAGAATATAGGGACGAGCAGGGGACAAATAACCAGGTTTGTAATTTTTTCGGAATTCAGTAGCGGCAGCACAAGATGAAAAAATATCCTTCAAATGTTCATCGATATAAGGAAAATTTACCTTACAGGTAAACATATTAATATCCTGTCCATTGTCCTGTTTTTTTACACGAGGATCAAGCTTCATACGTGTAAGAAGCTGAGAACGAACAACAGGCCAATTCTTACCTATCGGGTAATCAAATTCATAATCCTCAATAGGCACAAGTGCCATTTTCGGGACATACGGCGAATTGTAAGTAAGTGTTACAAAGTAACAATACTTGCGATTCCATTTTTCATAATCACATAAGTTTCTTTTCGCGTCAGAACGCGAAATCAAACAATGCGGACAAACGCCGCATTCAACATAAACGGGTTCATCCGTGTACTTATTTTTTATTATACGAGGATGTTCACAGCGATTGAAAAAATTATAAACTTTGTCAGACATATTTATTTCTTTTTTATTTGGGCGTTTTAACGGGCTTTACGGCTCAAACAAATCTCCGCTACGCTCCGATACTCGCCTAGAATCCCTAACGCACGCAACAGAGTTGCTCATAATTTGCGCTCCGCGCAGGTAAAGAATACTTTTACTTTTAATCTTACGAAATCGCAAAGGTAGGTAAATTGTGCAGAAAGCACCAATCAACATTGTATCAAAAATTATTAATTTCACGCGCGCGCTACGCAAGCTTCGCACGCACGCGATATTAACAATTTTCAATACAATAACGCTTGGTGCAGTCTTCACAATTTGTCAATGATAAGCGATGTCGGAAGAAAAAAAAGAAAAACTATTCTTTTTTGTCACAGTCTCCGCAGGGGGAAGCGTGATATTCAGTTACAGGCTGGAAAATCAAGATCTTATCGCCAGTACGAAGAAAATCATCAGCAAGACAATACAGGCTGTTTTTATCAGTATCAACAATCACAGGTTCAGAGGGTTTTTCACCATTTTTCGGTTGTACAGTCATCAATAGTTTCATAATTGTAAATTTTAAATTGTTAGTAATATAATTGAAGTTAGCCCGCGCTTAAGTGCACGAAATCCACGCGGGGAACATTTATTCAGAAACATTTCTCTTGTAAAATCGAAGTTTAAAAATACCTAAACGATAATTAATATTCGCCTGACGAAATTCACTAGCAAGAAAATAAACATCGTCAACTGTCAAGGAACGGTGGAGCCTATAACAGATTCTACCATTCAAAACATCGTAATAACGAAAAATCCATGAATATTTTCTCTTCGACTTCGCATTTGAAGATTTTTTATGAATCTTAAAAATACACACACACAAATCTCTATTATCAGAAATGAGAATCTCAGCATCTTGCTTAATCTCCGTAGTAGTTAAACACATACGAGTGCGATACTCAACCTCTCCCGTTGAAGGATTAAGGATCCTTAATACCCAAGAATAAGTTTTTTCTGTTTTCATAATCATATCTATTTTATTATTACAACGCAAATATAAGGAGAAATGAACAATACACCAAATTAAATTATATGTTATACAACATATTTTGCATTTTTGTTGGTGTCACTTTTGCCAATCTCGGACGAGAGGAGGGGGAAACGGGCTAGATGTGAAACCCGTTTTGCAAAATGCACAAAAGAGAATAGCTATTAAAACAAAAATGCACCGACTCATCACGAGCCAGTGCATAAAGGCAAATTAGAACATGATAATGAAACAGATTATCTATGACGACGCTTCGTCTTGTTACGGGTATAACCTCCGTCGGGATTAGGCATATAATCTTCAACAATATACCAATCACCATAATCACGATTACGAAATGTCCTACCATTCTGAAAACGAGTATATGTATCCAATCCAGAACCAACACCACGGAAAAACATATTGGCAGAATTAACAGCCTCACGCCAAGGTTGCAACTTAGTATCAAATCTAGATTGCTGATAACCTTCCGCAGCAGAACCAGCATTAGAACGGAGAATAGAAGAATCATGAAATGCATCTTGACGAGCATATTTAGCTCGAGAGCCATAATAACTACCAAAATACATATTAGTATTATTAGTAGCCTTAATTAAATTATCGGCAGTTTCTTTAGCAATATGATTAGCTATCTTCTGTCCATTAGCCTTAGCATAAGTCAAAATCTCTTCAGCAATAAGGTTATTCACCTCTTGACGCTTCATTTGACCAGACATAATAAGATACTCATAATTAGCAGCCTTAATATTCAATTCAGCACGCTGATTTTCATCAAGATACTTATTCATAATAGTCTTAGACTGAGCATCAAGAAGAGAATTAGCAATGTTAGCAACAAGCAAATTATTACTCCAGCGCTGATTGGAGAGGTTTTCCTCAAGGGAAGCCATACCAAGTTCAGCAGCCTTGCGCCCTTGAGAGAGATTGTACGCACGGGCTTCCGGACTGGCGTTACGCCAATCGGTAGCACCAATGTTTTGCCATATCTGAGAACGCAACAAATCTGACATATTAAGATTCTCAATATCAGTTTGTTTCTTTTCAGACATCATTTTTAACGCAGAAGCCAAATTAACACCAACAGACTGAAAATCAGGAGTATATGGAACCTGAGGAGTAGCACCAGCAGCAGTAGCAGCAGAAGTACCAGACATTCCAGCAGCAGTACCAGCCTGTGCATCACTCATATAGGGATTATATCCGGCTTCTTCCAACCTCTTACGCTGAGAAGAAGCCTTGTTATATTCATTTTCCCTATTCCACATAGACAACTGAAAATCACGGGCCTTCTGAGCTTCACGAGCGTTAAAATCATTATTCATTTGGTTTA